ATGGCTTGGTGACGACTGGAATTGATAGGCAGCCGAGGCGGTGAATGGCGAGTTACGGCGCGGACTGGCAGGTAAGGCTAGGTCGGTACTGGTGCGGATTGGAAGGGGTCGGCGTGGTTCGGCAGGCGAGGCATGGCAACGAAACGACCGGACGGGACCGGCGTGGCACGGATTGGCAGGCGAGGTTAGGAATGGAGAGGACAGGATCGGCTCGGATTGGAAGGGCGCGGCAGGCGAGGTGAGTCGCGGAACGGTGGGGATAGGTCAGGCAGGCAGGGCGGGGTCGGGTTGGGAATGGCGCTGCGCTGTGCGGCAGGCAAGGCTAGGAGACGAACGGCGTTGCTTGGAGTGGAGAGGCAGGCATGGCACGGACTGTAACGACGAGGCGGGGCACGGAGAGGCCGGTGCGGCCGACGAAGTGGACAGCATGACGCCATGTGAGTAGAATGTTGAGACTCAACAAAGGCACACATGTACGCAAAAGTGTTCGCGCAAATTTATGACGGCACGCTTTGCACCCGCGGCCCGTGGGAAGCGCTAGTGACGTTTCAACAGTTTCTTGTGCTAGCAGACATGGATGGTGTTGTTGACATGACGCCAGCAGCGATAGCAAGGCGAACAACGATACCTCTTGAGATCATTGAGCGCGGCATTTGTGAGTTGGTGAAGCCAGATCACGAAAGCAGGACACCAACAGAAGAAGGGCGCCGGCTTGTTCCGCTTGCAGAAGGTCGCTCCTGGGGCTGGCGCGTTGTCAATTACGCTCACTACAGGGAGTTGAAACGCGAGGAAGATCGCCGCGAATACCACCGTCAATACTGGCACAAACGCAAGCTGAAAAGCTCAACAGACTCAACAGACTCAACAGAAACTCAACGCGCTCAACAAAATCAACCGAAGCAGAAGCAGAAGCAGAAGCAAGAAAACATAGAGGCTACGCCTCTTGTCGTCTTGCCCTCGGCAAAACGACTTCCGGCATGCCCGACGGATGAAATTGTGAGCATGTATCACGCAAAGCTGCCAATGCTCCCAAGGGTCGAAGTTGTCAACGACGGAAGGAAGCGGGCACTGTCTGCACGCTGGCGGCAGGTAGTGGCTGACCCGGACATTGCGAAGAGCGATAGACCGCGGGAGGAAGGCGTTGAGTGGTTCGCGTGGTACTTCGACCATGCTGCAAAGTCTCCATTCCTGACTGGAAAGGCTAAGAACTGGCGGGCTGACTTTGATTTCCTGATCAACCCGCAAAAGTTCGTGAAGGTTGTTGAGGGCCACTATCATAAGGAGCAGGCGTGAGTCTCAGAAGCGTTCAAACCAGAGAGCCAGACGAGCCGAAGCAAAGCGGGAAGTGCATCGCTCATGGTTGTCCGCTTCCGGGATCAGTCAGCCACGACGGATCAAGGTTTCTGTGCAGCCACCATGCGTGGGCCGACGCTGAGAAGTGGCAAAGCATCACGCGCGGCATCCGTGAGCATGATTGGTTGACGGGCTTCATCTGCGACATCTGGCCCGGCAAACTTAGCCGCGAGTGGCGTGAGTACGCAACCAAGTTTTGGGAAGCGGCCGAGCCGTACATGGTGCCGGCCGAGTCTGAAACGCAAGTCATGTATCTGTACCGGCTGCACTTGTCTCTGGCGCATCGCGTGGGCGCTAGGGCTGATGCTCCGAAAATTCTCAAGCCAGCGGGTGCCGATCTGCCAAAACGGCAAGGCACGCTAGGCGCAATGCTGGATTTCGCATGAGAGCCGACGGCACGCAGGTCGAACGCCTGTGCGACGTGATCACGCTGCTCAAGCGTCAGCCTTACACGGCCGCGGAGTTGGGCAAGCGGCTCGAGGTGAAGGCCAGCACGGCGCGGCGCTGGTGCGAAATCCTGCACTACAAAGGGCACGTCACATGGCGACCGACGACAGTTCGCGGGCAGCAGGCGAGAGCATGGGAGTGGGTGTGAGCGACTATTACCGCATCAGCGCGCCAGGCAAAAACAGCACAGGAAGTGCAGGCACATTTTCTATTGTCGTGAGTGAAAAGGACTCAGAAGTAATCCCGGAAGTTGAGAAACTCCTGATGCTGGAATGTGCTATGCATCGCGCAGGAGTAACAGCAACAGGGCCTGCAACGATTGAGCCAGCGGAACGCACGGCATGAGTCACGACCGCACCGACACTATCCGCCTGCCACCTGACGTGTCCCGCTGCGAGCCCTCAGGATCGTGCGTGGTCCGCGGCACCTGCGCTCGGTATCAGGCCGCTCGAATGAGACGGGTTAGGCCCTGTGGTTGACAAAACGACGAAATAGCCGCAAACCAAGGTTGACAAAATGAGCAAAACACCGACTCAGGACGTGAGTGCCATTCCGATAGCCTGGGCTTCAAGCGTTGGGTGGCGTGCAAACCAACTGATGAGTGCAGCGCAGTACCGCCAGTGCCTGCCAAAGAACCGCACAGACTTCGACGTTCCGCTGTACGGGCCTGACGCGCTTGTCAACGCCGCAGCCGCTGAGCGCGAACGGCTGGCGCAGTTGTTTGACATGCCAGCGACGATGCACGGAGAAGCGGAAGACTGGTGCCGCGAGGTGGCGGCCCGTATTCGCAGGGCCTAACGCCAAGCTCACCTGACCACAAGGGCCGCCAATGACCTGTGACACCGTGACCAAGCCGCCGGCCCTTGTGGGTCAGGTGCAGCGACGTGTTGGGCCGCCGCGCCGCCTGCGCGTGCACTTTGCGTGCAACGACGAGCGCGGGGACTTCTCCGGGCGCGCGTGGATGGCGCAGCCGGAGAGCCTGTACCGCGTGGGCCGGCACCCGTGGGACGCCGAGCTGACGCACGACGATTGGGGCCGCGGCGTGGCGCTGACGGTAGACGAAAAGCTCATGAAGCTGCGCATCCATCGCGTGTGGTTCCCGTTCAAGGCGCGGCGCGTGTGGCACGGAAACATGGCCTGGGACTCGTTCGAGTTCGAGCGCAGCACCGGGAAGCGCCTGCTGGCCTTGATGCGCGAGCACGGCGCGTGGCACTGCGAAGCCGGGCCTTCGAGCTTCTACCGCTGGTGGAACCGGCGGCCCAACGCAAAGCTAAGCGGACCCAACGGCCCGCAGGAGATGCAACGATGAACACGACGACGCAACCCGGGCCGTTGGAGGTCCGCTTGAGCGACCAGTTAGGCCCGGCTCCGGAGCGCACCTATACCCGCACGCAACTGCTGGCCGCGATTGAGGCCGAGCGCCACGCTTGCAGCATTGCAGTGTGGATGACGCTGCAAGACGCGCTTGATGATGACGCGGACGACAAGGGCCTCGATGGGTGGATGCGTGAGGCAGAGCAGCGCGTGAAGAACCGTTCCGCGAATGACCCGGACGTGATCGTGGGCGCGATGGTGGAGGACGTGCGCTGCAAAGCCTTGCAAGACGCATCGCGCTGGGTGGACGAGGAGATTGGCCACGCGATTCAGGACGGTTGGAGCGTCGAAGCTGTGCAGGCTCTGATGGCAACGCGGGACATGCTGCGGGCGCACGCCGACATGCAGGCGACGACCGTCGAAGTGCGCTGACGATGAACACGCAAGACGACACCGATTTTCGCGCGCCGGCTTGGCACGCGCAGCACCCAGGACGCAGTGAGCGATACCCACTGTGCGGGACGGTCGGGATCGACGGCCGGGCGACGCACCGCGTTTCGGTGAAGCTGACGACGACCTGCAAGAAGTGCCTGCGCATCTTGGCCGCCAAGGAATTCGCGGCGAAGGTCTTAGGGCCTAACGTTGCAATTAAGCCGCGCCGTCAGGCGTCGGCTTGAACCGACAGTTAGCCATCACATCTTTGCACGCCACCAATGCCCGCCTACTACAACGAGTTCAACCCGCAAGCCTCGCTTGAGGCTATGCACAAGACGGGGCCGCTGCTAGCCGAAGCCAGGGCTGAGAGAGTCTGGATTGAGGAATACCGCAAGAGCCTGAAAGCGATCCTGATGAAAGAGCATGCTGCGCTGCCGGCCGTGGCGCAGGAACGTGAAGCCTACGCAGACCCGCGCTATCTCGCGCACCTGGACGCGCTCAAGACGGCAGTCGAGGCAGAGGAGGCGGCACGCTGGCGCATGGTGACGGCACAGGCAGCGGTGGAAGTGTGGCGCAGCATGGAAGCAAGCAATCGAGGAATGGACCGAGGAACCCGATGACAAGAAAACGTAGGCCGACGACGATCAACTATCTGTCGGTGGCGGCACTGATGCGGGCGCTGCTTGACGGCCCGGCAACGGTCAAAGACCTGGTGCACGAATCAGGGTTGAGCGCGTGCACCTGCAGGCGGTACGTCAACGCACTGCGCAAGGCGCGCGTGATTCATGTCAAGCTGTGGGACGTGGACTCATACGGCAAGCGGTCGCTAGCCAGCTATGCGATCGGTGACAAGGACGATGCACCTCGGGCGCCGAAAAGCAACGCAGAGCGCGAGGCGGCGAGGCGCGAACGGCTGCGGCAGAAAAACCGCACCCGGCGCATCAATGGCATCGTGCAGGCGAGCTCGACGGCATGAGACGCGCAGCCCGGGTTGATGAGACACAGGCCGAGGTGGTCGAGGCACTCCGGGCTGCGGGAGCCTATGTATGGATCATTGGGCTACCCGTGGACTTGTTGATTGGCTATGCCGGAACAACTGCACTTATTGAGTGCAAGTCATTGACTGGAAAGAGAAATCCTAAGCCAGCAGGCTACACACAACTACAAAAAGACTTCATGCTTAAGTGGACAGGCGGAACCGTTGCCACCGTGACCGATGCGGAAGGCGCAAGGCGACTTTTGGAGGTGATGCGTGATAAGTGAGCGACTGCTAATGCCAGGTCAGGAAGGATCAGAAGAGGCGCTAGCTATCGTGCGCCTGCTGTACGTCACGACACCAGCCGGCGGCAGTCTGCTGCCCGACATCTGCGGACACTTGGCAATGAGCCAGCCGGTAGCCAAAGCAGCGCTCAAGGGGCTATATTCGCGCGGCAGGGTGTGCACCGATGGGCATGGCATGGGCGCGCGGTGGGTGATTAAGGTTGCAGAATGAACGAATCGGTTCATAATTCGACCGCTATGGCTGAAAAGGAACTAAAACCTAAAAATAAGGGCCAATTTAGGCCCGGTGAGGGTGGGCGTCCGAAAGGTGTTCAGAACAAACTGCCCAAAGAGGCGAAAGAAGTCATAGCCGAAGCCGCCAGCCGGTTAGGTGGTGTGGATCGCTTGATCGCATGGGCGCAGCAAGACCCGTTGAATGAGCGGGCATTCTGGGCGAGCATCTATCCAAAGCTGCTTCCGCTCACGGTGAACGCAAACGCGACGATTACAGTGCAGCGAATCCAGCGCCTAATCGTTGACCCGAAGTGCGAGACCTGAAGATCGAGACAGCGCGGGCATTCGTCCCGCTCCTCCAGCCTTCACGGTACAAAGCCGCACACGGCGGACGCGGATCAGGCAAGTCTCATTTCTTCGCTGAGAAGCTGATCGAGGATTGCATTGCAGAGCCTGGCGATTCAGGCGGGCAAGGCATGCGATCCGTCTGCATCCGAGAGGTGCAGAAAGACCTGGCGCAGTCGTCCAAGCTGCTGATCGAAACCAAGCTCAAGGCGCTGGAGCTAGGCGAGCCCGACGGGTTCAAAGTGTTCCGCGACGTGATACAGACTCCGGGCGACGGGCTGATGATCTTCAAGGGGATGAACGATTACACGGCCGACTCGATCAAGTCGCTAGAAGGTTTTAAGCGCGCGTGGTGGGAAGAGGCACAGACCGCGACAAGCCTGAGCCTTGAGCTCCTGCGTCCTACGCTGCGGGCCGAAGGCTCTGAAATATGGTTCTCATGGAACCCGCGGCGGAAGATGGACCCGGTCGATCAGATGTTCCGCGGTGCTCAGGCGCCGACGGGGTCAATCGTCGTCAAAGCGAACTGGCGCGATAACCCGTGGTTTACGGGCGTGCTTGAGCAGGAGCGGCTGGATTGCCTGCGAGACAACCCGGAGCAATACGATCACATCTGGGAAGGCGGGTATATCTCCGTCGTCAGTGGCGCATACTTTGCCAAGCACCTGACGGCGGCGCGGGCAGACGGCCGGATCGGTCGAGTTGCTCCTGATCCGCTGATCAAGATCAGACTCTTTGCAGACATTGGCGGCACTGGCGCAAAGTCCGATGCGTTTGCACTCTGGGCGGCGCAGTTCATTGGCAAAGAGATTCGCGTCGTCAACTATTACGAAGCGCAGGGCCAGCCGCTTGACGCGCACCTAGCCTGGTGTCGGTCGCAAGGCTATACACCAGACCGGGCGTCATTCTGGCTTCCGCATGACGGCGCGACGAACGACAAGGTTTATGACGTGTCATTCGAGTCGGCGCTGAAGAAGGCTGAATACGCCGTCACGGTGGTGCCGAATCAGGGCAAGGGTGCGGCGAAAGCGCGGATTGAGGAAGTGCGCAGGTTATTCCCGTCCATGTGGATTGACGAGGACAAGTGCTCAGGTGGACTGTCCGCGCTAGGCTGGTATCACGAAAAGCGCGACGACGAACGGAACATCGGACTTGGGCCGGATCATGATTGGTCGAGTCACGGCGCGGACAGTTTCGGGCTAATGGCGGTGGCGTATGAACCGCCGCGGTCTACGGTGCTCAAGCCGATTGACTACAGCACGCGCGGCATCGTATAGACACACTTAACAGGGTCGGCTAATATGGGCATAGTCCGTGAACGGCAGATTGAGAAAGCCATTAACGAAGTTGATGCGCTTGTGACGCTGCTGACAGCGGTTAACGTGAGCCTCGCTGCGCTTGAAGAGCGCGTGAAAGCCCTAGAAGATGACCATCGACAACGAAGCTCTGCTAGCGGCAATCGAGGAAGGCCGAGAAACCAGCTACGGGACGGATGAAACATCTGATCTAGGCGCCAGGCGCGCGCGGGCCATCGAGGCATATCTCGGGCTCAATAACAATCCCGCCCCAGAAGGACGCTCGCAGGTCGTCGATCGCAGCGTCTACGAAACAATCTCCACCCTGATGCCTTCGCTGGTCCGTATCTTTGCGGGCAGTAGCGATGAGGTCGTGAAGTTCACGCCCGGCGGGCCGGATGACGAGCTAGCAGCAGAGCAGACGACGGGAGTCGTCAGCCACATCGTCACACAGCAGAATCAGTGGGAGCAAATCGTCGGGGATTGGATCCACGACGCCATGCTGCTTGCCAATGGGTACGCATACGCCTATTGGGATTCGTCCGATGCGATGGTGCGCGAGACGTACACCGGGCAATCGGACGATCAAATAGCGCAGCTTCTTGCAGATCAAGAGATCAAGGTCGTCCAACACTCGCAGCAGCCGGACGTTGAGGCCGACAAAGCCGCGGCGCAGCAATTCCAGCGAGCGCAGCAGCAGTATCAGCAGCAAGTCATGCCGCAGTGGCAGCAGGCGGCTATGCAGGCCGAGCAGCAGGGCCAGCCGGAACCGCCGCAGCCGCCGCCGCCGCAGCAGCCCAAGCCGCAGTTTTTGCACGATGTCGTGATCGAGCGGCGCGAGAACGAAGGCAAGGTCTGTATCTCTGTCCTGCCACCTGAACACTGCTACATCAGCCAGGACACGCCGGATTGGACGCTACGCCAGGCGCCGTATTTCGAGTATCGGCAGGAAAAAACGATTGCGGACCTGCGCGCAATGGGTTTGGACGTGGCCGAGGACGTATCGGACGACGAAGACGCGGACGCTGAAGAAGACGACGCGCGTGATCGGTTCGGAGAGGACAGACTAGGCGACGACGGCAAAGGCGTCATGCGCCGCGTCTGGTGCCGCAGTATCTGGGTGCGTGCCGATGCCGAAAACGATGGCGTCAGCCGGCTTTACTACGTCATTGCGGTAGGGCGAACCATCCTCTTTGCCGAGCCCACGGGACGCATTCCGGTCTCGTCCATGACTCCGCAGCCGATGCCGCACCGGCATATCGGCATGAGCATCGCAGAGACGGTGCTCGATATTCAGGACGTGAAAACTGCCGTCAAGCGTGGCGGTCTGGATAACCTGTATCTAGCCAACTCACCTCGCAGCCTCATAAGTAGCCGGGTGTCACTCGACGATATGCTCGATTCGCGCCCCGGTGGCGTGGTTCGCATGCTGGACGACTCCATGCCGGGAGAGGGACACATTGTCCCTGTGGTGCACCCGTTCGCGTTTCAGGAAATCATCGGCTCGCTCGAATACTTCGATCAGGAGCGGCAGAACCGTAGTGGCGCGAGTCGGTATTTCAGCGGCACCGATGCTGGCGCGATCAACAAGACGGCAAGCGGGACGATGGCGCTGCAGAACATGGCGGCGATGCGCGTGGAGCACATCGCGCGTGTCATGGCACCGGCCGTTGAGTATCTGTTCGAGTGCGTGCATGAGTTGATCAGTAAGCACCAGAACAA